TTGCCTAAGTGTTTTTCGTTTAAAATCACAGGTTGCCTTTTTGGTCGGCGCCATCTCCTTAAAAGGGTTTTAGGAATAATTTAGGCACTCTCATAGCCACCACGGGCAGCATCAACCACTCGGCTAGGATTACGATCGGAATTATGCCGACGCCGCTTACGTTCCTCAGTATGATCTACACGCTCAATACTAAGTTCACTAGGACCATTAAAGCAATGAACAACGCAAACCTCCCAAGCAACATCCACCTGGGGAGAAAGAGGCTCTGGTACAGTCAATTGATCCTTCTCGAGGTTTTCAAACGTCGTACGCATCACCCAAAGCGCCTCGTCTGCAGCCCTAGCATCCGCAGCATCCTGATTAAACTCTGGAATATCAAGTTCTGAACGGTCCTCGCCCCATTCCTCTTCCTCCTCATAGTCATCTTCCTGAGGAGCAGAGATACGCTCCTTCTCAGTAGGAGCAGCGCGGCACAAAGGACAAGTCTGATGCTCCAACATCCAGCGACCCACGCATCCAAGATGATAGGTGTGAGAGCATGCCAGAGTGACACAGCCTGTAGCTGTAGAAATAGCATCGTAGCAGATCGAGCAGTCCATTTGGAAAGGAAAGAAATAGTCTACACAGAAGTTAATGTTCTCCTACAATATTTCAATTTTTGCGCTTTCTTGTGTATCTACGTCCGCCTTCAACTAATGGCTTTAAAAAATCTGAGTTTCTTTGATACATATCAAGATATCTTTTTAAATTTCTTCGTTTATCAACCGATAATGACTTTATCTTTGAAACTATAGTAGTAAAGGGTTTTAATTGGTCTACAAATGGATAACCAAAAAATAAATTATTTGTTATATAATCTCCAACACATCTCCCTGCTAGTGGCACAGGTATAGGATAAATACCCATTTGACTTAAATCCAATTGATAAAAGCTTAATCCAAAAGAATTAAAATAAGGAAGATATCTTATATAAATTTTTTTCCCAAATTGTGTTTGAACATGAATTCGGCCTGGCAACCGTAATAGATTATTTGAAGTTGAACCGTGTATTGTTAGATGAGATACCATTAAATAAGGCTCGGGATCAAACAATCTTCTAGTACCAAAGTTTAGAATTCGATTGTTAGGATCATTATCAGCAAGGGCTAGTAAAGTAGCCATTTCAATTCTTATGTTTATAACTATATTCGACGCTATTCTGCCAGCCAAATCAAGGATAGCCTTTTCTAATTCTGTTAAGCTTGGTATTTCTTTTAAAAATCTTACTTCTGCTCTCCCTGAAGCTGTTTGTAATTTCACGAAAATCTGAACAATAATATCATCATTTATTTTATGAATTATTTCTAAAAAAACACCACAATTTTTTTCTATTTCTGATTTACTTTCTAATAGTTTATTATAAAAAATATGATTAGGGATTAGGTCTAATAATATACGATTTCTAGCATGTGCTACACCACCTAAAGATTTACTCAAAGCGCTAGTATTCCGTTTAGTTCTATTTAAAAATGATTTAGCGTTACTTATATTTTTGCTCAAATTTTTTACAACCTTTTCTGAACTATACATTCTTAAAGCCATATCCGCAATATTTGAAGGCGAAGCATTTGGGTTTGTTTGCCTATAATGATCTAAAATTTTTTTTGCGGACGCATTTTCTTCGGGGCTACCGACGACGCTTTCCATTTAACATATTAAGTATATTTTTATCGCCAATTGTGAAGAGATAGCTCTAACGCGGCACGTTTAAAAAGTGGACCTACTAAAGCTATAGCTTTTGGTAGGAAAATCCATCCATCCGATACATATCGCATCATTCTTTGTTCAAAAATCTTTTCCACAAGACGCCAACAGTCCTTTTTAGGCATATCAGGAGTTATTCGTTTTTGGTACTGATAGCAGCGATTGACACGGTAAGAGCAAAGTAAATCTGCGTGTCGAACAATATGATACGCTCTATCCCATTTTCCATGGTTAGGATACCCAAGCCCTTCTTCTTGACGTGCTTTCAAATAACTATAAGACATTGTTGTAATTATATTTATGATTGCTGAAGCATCTTCATCTGTTAGACCAATCGCGTATAAGAAAATTCGTAGCTGAGCACATGCATCCTTCACTGGAACGTACTTTTTATCGACTGTATCATGTAGTGCTGCTGCATATAAAGTTATCATCCGTTCATGTTCCGATGTATTCTCCTCAAGGAGTTGTTCAGCAAACTCTACACAGTCTTTTGCATGGGTTACGTCGTGACTTTCATCAATCTTGTACTTCTTACAAATATGTTCAACGTATTCATATATGTCGTCCATATCACCCTAATTATTTTTAGTTAAAATAAAAAAAACAGTTATTGCTATGATTGCGGTTACGCCAAGCATGAATAACAGAATATAGGTTCTAGGATGAGATGGTTCAGGCTCGGGATTGGCGGCTAGGAACTCTTGCAATGGCGTTGGTGATTTGTCTGAAAAATAGCTCTTCTTTCTACAAATTGGACAATCATAGTCTGATTTGCCCTTCATATATTCATTCCAGCATGCGGGATGCACAACGAACGAACAGCCACAATTTCTGAGCATTTTGGATGGTACAACCGGTTCCTCATTGCCTGCCTCTAAACATACGAAGCAAGTTGGATCCTCAGGATTGAGCTCAGCTAGAGAAGTCTTTGAATCTACGTGCTTCATTGTATAAAAATCACTGTGTTGTTTTAGGCCTCAAACAAAAAAATTGAAATACGCTCACGAGTTTTTAAACTCGTATGGAGTTTAATATCTTTATCATTCCTGAGGCAGAAGTAAAACGGATAGGGTTCGAGAACGCCGTATATGGATTTCCTTTGGAGAAAGGACTGGTGCAACTTAGTGACGAAATTAGAGCAGCCTTGAAAAAAGAAGAAATCGACTTTGTAAAGGGTATTGACCTAGGATGTGGTGATGGAGCCGTCGTTGACTACTTTAATAAGACGATTGGTCGGTCTGAGTGGCACGGCATTGAACTTAGCGCTTATCGTTTGGACCATTCGAGATACAAGGATGACAATATTCTAATGGAAGGCAATCTGTTAGAAGTTGATTTGAGAACTTATGACTTTATTTTCTGCAATAATCTTGCGTTCGACGACGAACTCAAGGAGGCGTTGGAGAAGAAGGTCGGTCGCGAATTTACGGGACACTTTGTTCTAAGTGACCCGTTTTCTCGAAATGTAGGTAAGCTCTTACGTACATTTCGGGTTAAGACGAATTGGTCTAACGCTCATGAATTTTATTTGTATTATATTTAGCGGTGCTTGCGTGTCTTCTTGGAGTTCTTCTCTCTCCAAGAATTCAGTCGCTTCTCTAAGGCGTCAGCATCATACATCTTCTGTTTCCCACATTTTTCTATTATGCCTTCTCTGAGATAGGACACAAGACTTAGACGCTGTGATGTATCATCCTTCGGATCCATCGGGCTATTTCCATGAACCTGATGCACATCCATCGCTAAGAAGTCACCATTACGACAGTCTACAGCGACACCATACTGCGGAAATCCTGTATATGCGCCTTCATATGGAGACCCCTTCTCAATGACAACCAAGTTACCAAATCCAGTAGGCCAGTCACCTTTATCTGTGTGTGCAGCTGTACGAAAGTTGAGGTTCGTTGTAACAGTTGAGAAAGCAGTTCCCTTTATGTGAAAGGGTGTGGATTTCGCTGCCTTCCGTTGGTCAGCATATTCATTCGGACAGAGTTCTTCATACTGTTTATCAATCTCCTGGATGAGAGGAACGACCTTGCGCCACCGCTCAGGCCATTTTACATTAAAGGTACATAAGCGGCATGGACCGGGATAGCGAATACCGCTACGTTTAAAGGTTGACTTCTGGCTAATAGACCACTTGTCAAAGTATCCAATAATATTGGACATGACTGGTTTCTTCTGGCCTGTCTGTAATCCTTTTTCGGACCCACTCGCCATTCCACGGTCTGTTGTAACCCGTTTCATAAACTCCTTAAGCCCCTCATAGGCATCGTCGATAGCATTCTGTGATAGAACAGACTTGCGAAAACGAAGTAGGCACTGCCCATCTTCAGTATAGACATCGGCATCCTCTTTTAAGACGATTGGATACATGTCGTTCGTCATGAATTTTCCTTTCTGTTCTTCTGTTTCCTCGTCAGATAGAAGCTTTCGAACTGTGTAGACGGGAACTTTTTTTGATTTATCTACGGAGACGACGGGGTCTTTCATCCTTATACATGCTTTACAATTTTATGTTCAATATCAGAAAATGAATCTCTTTGTTTAGCATACTGTTCTTTTGGTGTTAAAAATATGTAGTACGGTTGTAGAATTTTCCAACAAATATCCAGGCAATAATATCCTGTTTTCCCAAACCCATCTGTTTTCAAAAACAAATGCTCCGTTAAATGTATCTTGTTTTGATAATAACATTCATACACTTCCTCCCATAGTTGTACTAGAATAGGTAAAAAAGCTGGTTTAACAATATAAGAACCCGTTGTCTGTGTTTCTACTGTTCTATCAAATAAATGATTATAGTCTGTTAGTTTATCTTTTTTCCAAGTATTATGCGATATACATAATATATCTCCATCAGACTTTAAGAACTCTTCAATAAGGTAAAAAAACTTGTATTTTGAATGTAAAAATTGTATATCATCTTCACTTATCCATACAGGCAGACTAGAACGCTGACCCTCCTTTAGGGCTATAATATGAGATGCCATGCACCCCATAACACCCTTTTCTGTATTCAGAACTGCATCAATACGATAAGGTATTACGTCTAGCTTCTTAAATTCGTTCTGAATTTCTTCCCATCTATCCTTTCTATGTTCTAAATTAATAACATAGGGTTGTGAAAGTCCACGAGGATAGCTACTTATAGGATTATAAAACTCTTCTCTTTTCATGATATTTAAGTCAAACATGTATTGCCAACGATTATTTTTTTGATCTGGTTCAATACAACTATTAAATGTTTCGTTCTCGATTGCCATAGGTGGCCATATGGAAGCTTGTCTCCATAAAATACTAAATACAGCATCGGATTGGAGACGTATAACCTTATTCGAATATCCCAGGCTATTAGGCATAGCATGCTTTCTTTTTGAAACAGAAAGATATAGTTCTGATGTATTTGGTTTATGAAGAGTTTGCACCATATCTTTCGCTATCTCCATAGGAATGATCTGTAAAATTGCAGACCAAAGCATAGCAGGACCCCAAAAAAGGGTATCATCTTGAAATGGGCAGTCTGGTCTTTCTTTTTCTCCTACGCCACAACCTAGTCGTACATAATCAATTTCATTATGTTTCTTAAAAAGTCGTATTGTCTTTTGTATCTCTTCTTTAAAATTTTTAATGAATAGAGCATCATCTTCGGCAATCACAACATACTCTTTGTTTGGAAACTGTTCTACAAACATTTTTAATGCTTCAACGTGACTACGCATACAGCATAAAGTTGTATCAGGTTCTGAATAAATAGTATGTTTCATTTCAATGTACTTCCCCATGGTTGTAGGAGTATATGCATCAAAAAAAACATATGGAAGTTCTAGGTCTTCCATCTGTTTCTGTTGGAACTTACGGCGCTCTTCATTACAACAAATAATTATTATTTGTAATGAATCCATTCTTAAACGATAATTTATTTTATTTTCGGTTGTTAAACGTGTTGTATAGTATTACCAGCTTCATTATCGTGCAGTAAATGAACCACCGTAATCGGGGCGGTACGCCCTAGACGATTTGCACGGCCAATAATCTGTGCTTCTAGTTCCTGGCTCATCTTATGGAACAGAACAACGTGAGTAGCCGCATCAATATTCAAACCCGCACCCATATTCCGCGCATTCAAAAAGAGTGTTTGCCATTTACCTGTGCCAAACTCCTTTAGCAGTTTGTTAATACGAGCATTTGAACCATTCAGCGTAGCAAACTTGATGTTTTCCTCACGTAACTGTGCTTCCATTCCATTAAAGGTTGCGTCGTATCCACTGAACATCAAGACCTTAGAATGTGGGTTTTCCTTTAAGAATTTAACAAATGCGTCGCGCTTATTCAGCTTCTTATTTGGGATAGCAGCCGGTGTATTCACTGGTTCTGAACTTCCTACAACTTGAATTGACTTAAGATCTTCTATACGTGTGCGGCAGAGAGGGCAGGCGGCTACACGTTTTAAAGATTCGCAAAGGCAAGAAAAACAGAAGAGTTGTTGGCAACAGGGCGTAACCGCAGGATTGGCGACTTCTGAATAACAAATTGGACAATCCTGCTGCTTCGCATTCTTGATACGTTCATTGATGGCTGAAATGCGGCTCTGAATACTTGCTATTTTCTGTTCACAGACTTCAATGGCTTTTGCCTTTATTTGCTCCGAGCTATAATCTATCGATTTCTTAAAGTCTAGAGTTTTGATGGCATTATCAAGTTCCTTCTTAAGACTTGCTGTTACCGCAGTCGTGATTTCTGCTTCTGTATGCGCAGTCATTCCAAGGCTTTGAAGTGCACCTGTTACGTCGCCGGCATTGAGCATTTCCAACATATCTGGACTAATAAACTGATCTAGAACACGGATATTTGCTGGAGTTTCGCACAATATGTTCATATGATTGATGGCGGGCGCTTCAAAACTTGTCTTAATATAGTCTGCTGAACTGTGAATAACTAGACGTGCCGATTGTATACCAGCGGCGTTGATTGACATTGTGCTGCTATTCGCTGAAGCAGCGCACATACGTCGACATATGTTCACGTGACGGCATCCAGGAATACTGAGGTTGGCATTGGCGCCCTGCAACTGACTTACACGTTCAATTACGTGCGGTGGAGTTTCAGGCAGCGGCGTATACGTGTACGCTATATTAAAATAGGCACCGTTCGCAAAGATTAGATTGAGCCAACTCGCTGAAATAAACCAGTAAAAAATACCATGTATTTCGTCCCAGTCGGTCGTTATCGAAACGCTATCGGCTTCATCAATAAACACACGTGTCCATAGGATTTCGCGTGTAGGATTAGACGCACGGAACGTGCCCCACATAGTCGAACTAATGAACAGCGCATCGTACTGTTCAATCGTTTGCAAAAGGTTTTCCTTGGACGCATCTTGCCGCTTTGTGATAAAAAGTGCCTTAAGATGAGTGTCACGCTCAACATAGGTTTGCCATTGGCTTATCAAAGCATGCGGTACAATAAAAAGGCAAGTTGTTACTCTGCGCAGAGTTGTGCCAGCATTTGTCTTAAGCTGCGAACGGTTACGCAGGAGACCCACGTCACGACCGTCTCCAAGACTGGAATTTCTCAAGACATACTCACTAAACTGTATATTCGGTGGTTGGCATTTTACCAGGGCTAAGGCTGTTAATGATTTTCCTGAGCCTACACGGTCGCCAAGAATACCTTGACTTGAAAAGAATTTGCCACCGACAGGGTCACCAGGAATACCCTCGACCTCGATACCCATTTTAGCTTGTTCTAAGCGGAGGGCTGCCGCTAAGGCCGTCTGCTGGTGCATTAATAGGGGCGTTTTGATCCATGCTGGTGTCGCTGCTTTCGGCTGTGTTTCGTTCAGCTCTTGACTGAACATAGCTTCAAAGAAAGACCATAATCGTCTTCTAGCTGTTGTTGACATCGTTCTATTGCGTTTTGACGGACGAAGGTTTAGGCCACTTCCTTTCTTATTTCTCCAACTTCAAACATTGATAATTTGCGCTTGTATTTATCATCTATAGGAAAGTACCACAGTTCCTTTTTTGTAATTAATTTATAAATAGGGATAGCAGTATATCCCTTTGTTTTTGTTGGTCTAGACACAAATACATTCGTCTTCTGAAACTTGATACTTTCAACCGGCGAGTAAGGCTTTGGTTTTAAAAGTAGTTTGATAGGTATCTCTTCATACTTTAACAGTTTTTTAGCAATCGTAAGTTCGCCCTGTGTATCTTCAATAAAGTTGACTGTCTGCACCTTATCGTCTGATGCCGTGCACATGAGGAGATACTTGGGACCATTTACAACGTCAATGATCTCTGGAGTTGGATGCCAGTCTTCTACAATATCAAAATCGGGGTCCGAAAGAGGTCCAAGAATAGCAAAGAGAGGCGGAAGAGCCATTTATGTTTATAGGAAGAGGTGTTATTTAGGCCTAAATCGTTGGGTGCATAAACTACATAAATGTGGCCTAGCAACTTACCTGTCAATCAAGCTCAACCACCCGTGTCAATTGTTACACCGACCTATAATCGTAAGCGATTTCTACCAGCTTTAATTGAATGTATTCAAGACCAAACATATCCTTTAGCACGCATTGAATGGCTCGTCTACGACGATGGCACGGAACCTGTTTGGGATGTGTTGAAGCCGTATGAAAAAGAACTCAATATTCGTTACTTTCGTTCTGAAACAAAGCTAACGATTGGGGCAAAGCGGAATAAGCTCAATGATGAGGCGCGTGGCAAGATAATTATCACTATGGATGACGATGATTACTACTTTCCTAATCGCATAAAGTCTGCAGTAATGGGAATACTTGCCCATAAAGTACAGATCGCTGGGAGTTCAAGAAATATACTGTATTTTACTGACGATAAGAGTATCTGGAATGTTTTGCCCTATGGGCCCAACCATGCTACCTTCGGTACTATGGCGTATACAAAAGAGTATACAAAATCCCATCGATGCGATGAAACTGTGGCCTTTGCTGAAGAAGTTCAGTTTACGAACCGGTATTCTGAGCCTCTCTTTCAGCTCAATCCCGAAAATCTAATGGTTGTTATGTGCCATTCTGAAAATACTTTCAATAAAAGTAAGCTTCGTACAGATGGCAATCCTAATTTTAAGAAGACGACTATGAACCTGAAAGCCCTCATTAAAAACAGTACGTTACGTGCATTTTATATGTCGGCTTAATAGGATATGGATTTCTTTTCAAATTCAGTCGCTGCGCCTGTAAAGGCTGCAGCTACGAGCGTAGGAATTAGTTCTGTTGTTTTGTACATATTACTTGCAGTCTTTATTGCTCTAATTATAATGATGTTAATGAATGTCAAACTATCTTTATCTTGGTTAATTCCTAAACAATATACGGTTAAGGCAGCGTCTAATAAATTTTGGTTGCCATCCGGCGAGTACACGAATTTAGTCGTTCTTTCAACGGCTGCGCCTCCAATCGCCGATGATACCTATACAATGATATTTGAGGGATTATTGTTTAATTCTCGTAATTTCCAAACAACAGATGGACCCTACCGCCATGTAATACATCGTGGAAGCAATGAACTTGCATCTACAAAATCGACTACGTCAATCGGTTGCTCTATCTCAGGAACAAATGCAAACTTACCTGACTTTGGCTTACCAAAACGCTTAAATCCCGGTATCTTTTTGGACCCAAATACAAACGATCTCTTAGTTTTCGTCGATACAACAGATGGTAAGAACACATACCGAGAATCTGTCCGTGTGGCCGATGTTCCGCTTGATATACCTTTTAGTTTAGGAGTTGTTGTAAACGGACGTGTGTTGGAGGTCTATCTGAACTGTGGTTTAGAAGCAACAAAGGTACTCTCAGGAGATCCTCGTAGTGTAGAAAATGTGTGGTATGGATTATCAGGTTCAGCCAGTGCTGATGCTCAGGTTCAGAATTTAACCTTATGGGATTACGGCTTGCCTGCCGACGACTTTAGGTCTGTTTGTACAGTACCTAAGCCATTTATAAAGCTAAAGCCACAGTGTAACGGCACTGATAAATTGGCTCCTCCAACAAAGAATACGTCGGCGGCCGCGCTGGCAGAGCAGCAGAACCAGGATCTAGGCATGGGTGCTGCACTTGCTACATGCTAATAAAAAAGGTACACCACTGTAAATGGATAACTTCTTTTCCACAGCTACAACAGCTGTAGCAAAACCAGGTGAGAAATCTTCTACTCTGTTTTTGTATATAAGTATTATCGTAGTACTTTTTGTTTTTGGAGCGCTAGTCTATTGGTGGTTTAGACCACGGGAACTTTCAACAACAGTGTTGGGTCCTTATGTTCTTAATGGCACTGTTTCAGGTAATTCAACAGAAACCATTTTTACGCAACAAGAAGTTGAATCAACACTAGGAAATAATTTCACGTTAAGTTTCTTTGTTTATATGGAAGATGTTAATCGTGAGCGTATACCAATTGGCGGTCCCGAAGGAGATTTCCGGTTCAAACCTCTCGTCTATATTCTAGGTGTAGGTGACGTATTAATAGACCCTATCCACCAGGTTGGACGTCTGCGTATTAAGCCGTTGAATCCTGAAGGGCTAGTCTCTATAGACTTTGATAACTTTATGGTTTCTCGTTGGAACCAAGTGACAATTACAATGGAAGGTCGTTCAGTCGATATATATCTCAATGGTGCGATTGCTACATCCACTTTACTTGATAATTTACCTTCTCTGAAACCATTGGGTGTATTGCTAGAGAAATCCCCCGACTTTGCGGGGCAAGCTGGTCTATTCCAAGCCTGGCCACGACGCCTTTCCGAACAAGAGATTATCCGTAATTACAAGCGGAATACAGACACTCGTGGTAAACCACTCATTCCGGATATTGGTCCATCCATCATGGATATCTTTAGAAACATGGGTAAAGGCTTATGTGATATAGGATTTTGTGGCTTCCGATTTCGCACTGGCCCAATGGAATATGTAGACTACGAGTTCGCATAAATTTACACACACTCTGGTAGAAGAAATGGAAGCTGCACGGTCCTTCGCCACGAACAATCGTAGTACAATCATGAATGTTGTTTATATAGTAGCAGCTTTAGTAGTTGTTTACTATTTGTACAAGTTCCTCATTGAGGGCAATGATGCGGAGTTTGTCTGCCAGACTGGCCCTATCGACGCAAATAAGCCTAAGGCTGCTCTCATCACAAAGAGAAACGTAAAGGCGACTACAGGTGGTGAATATACACTATCGTTCTGGATGTACATCAGCAACTATGATTACCGCTCAGGCCAGGCTAAGAGTGTCATCCAGCTGATCGACAGAAAGACACCGAACTATTCCCTACTCACAACCATTCTCTATCCTAACGAGGCTAAGATGATGGTTCGTGTCCACACAGAGGGTGCTGCTCGTGAAGGAACAGACTATACAATGACAAACAATAGCTCTCAGCTTCTGTCTGGTGCAGGTGGTGCATCTCTTCTTTCAACAGGCACAATGCCCATGTGCGATATCCAAGATATTGACTTACAGCGCTGGATCAACGTAACTGTCGTTGTGAACGGCCGCATCGTTGACGTTTACTACGACGGCAAGCTCAACCGCAGCTGCGTACTCAATGATGTTCCCTATGTTCCTGAAAATTCTCAGCAGGCCGTACTGTGGGGCAACAATGGTGGTTTCGGTGGCCAGGTCAGCGGTGTTGTCTTTTACGGGTATGCTCTAACCCCGGACAAAATCTACTCAATTTACCAGGCTGGCCCTGGCTCAGCAGGAGGTCTTCTAAACTATATCGGTGATATGCTCGGTATAAAGCTCAAGTACTCAGCTGATCAATAAATTCCATTCTTATTTCTATTCTGTGTTTGCAAAGCAAACTGAGATTAAATCACAACGTCTTAGTAGAAATGGAGTATGCCCAAGGCGCCCAAACTTATGCACAAGGTGCTCTTAGTTATGTTATGGGACCCGGTCTCGTACCACAGATTTTACTTGTAGTCGTCGTCATGATTGCTGCCAATGCAGTTATAAGCATTGTTGAGACAATCGTGAACACACTACAAAAACAGTCTCAACTTAGCACAACAATACATAATGATACATTAACTGATAAGTGGACTTCCGTTCAAAATCCAAATAGCGAGGATCCTCTCATTTATAATAGCACAAATGAACCAACAGGGATGGAATTCAGCTACAGCATGTGGTTATTCATCGACCCTAAGACATTCGAAGCTGGACGCTCACAGCAGTGCAGCACAGGTTCCAACGTAAATACTACCGCAATGAAGCATATCTTCCACAAGGGCAGCAAGTCTGGCTTTCCTTTACTAGGCCCAGGCATCTTCGTGAAGGGAAATACAAACACTTTGCGTATTTATATGAATACAACCACGGCGTGGGACAATTTTGTCGAAGTACCAAATGTTCCAATCGGTAAGTGGCTCCACCTTGTTATCACCATGAAGGGCAAGTTCATGGATGTGTACGTAAATGGAAATATTGTGGTCCGTCAGGAATTCGAAACAGTTCCCAAGCTGAATTTTGGCAATATTTACGTTTTAACACCGATTACCTTTCCTGCAGGTGGAAATACCGCACAGCTCGGTGACTTTAAGGTCGATGGTGCAGCTGTCGGCATGGTCAGCCGCATCAAGTACTTCTCCTTCGCAAGCAACTACTCTCAGATTGATAGCTTATACCGTGAGGGCCCTTCAAAGACAATCACAGCGTCCAAAAACGTCTTCTCACAGAAGACACCGTATATGCAGGACGACTGGTGGGTTACACGGTATTAAACCTTGTTTTAAATGACGCCTCGGCCTTTTTATACAAGGCTCCTGTTCCTGGAACGTAGAGAGTTTCTCTCCACATTCCTAGAACCTTCTTAAAAGTGAGTAACCAGAAACGTGTAAGTATTTTTCTTTGCTTCTTACGCATTTCCAAGACTGGATTAATGCTCATAAAATGGGTTTGTTGCTGCTTTGTAAACCATTTATTGTTGGCTAGTCGTAAAATAACTGATGCTGTTCTCGGTTGTTTGAAGAATAGATCAATGACTAATGACAGTTTAGGGTCTTTCCAATGACTAATAAATGCTACAACCTCAGGATCGACCTTATCAGGACGAAATATTCTAGAGGCTACAAACCTAGGAATAGTGTGGGGGCTGTAGTGTAAAAGAGACGTTAACGTATCTGCGCCCTTTCCTCCAATAAATCGTAAGACCGCCAATACTTTTCCTTCACTTCCTACATTCATTGCGTGATTAATCCACTCATCGTAGTCTTCCTTGTACACAATGATACGATTATGATGCAACTCTTTAATCGTGTCGTAAACATCTTTGGAGGAAACTGCAGGATTGTGAATAGCGTTTGTAACGCGCTTCACCATCCGCTTACAGAAAGTATTATCTTGGACAGGCATTTTGGTCCTGTTCGCTTCTAGTATTCATTATTAATACTTCAATTTTTTTACTAAGACCAATCAACTAACAGGGTTGGATATAAACTGTATGTGGTTGAAGAATGCCGAATATCTGAATCACCAGGTAGAAAATAAATAGTTGTATCAGGAAACTTCTGTCTTAGACCAGTAATGATGCCTTCCTTGACCTCCTTCGTCATGCTGATAAGCTTCCAGTCGCGCCTCGTATACTGTCTCTTTTTATCCGGTTGTGCGGCTACGGCTACAACTTCTGAAGCAATTTCTACAACAAATTGCTGAACCTGAACATCTAGCAAACGCTTCGCTTCCAAATTAGCTCTAAGATTCTGTAAATCTGCACGGCTGAGAGGAGTTGGGTCCATTTATTTGAGGATTACATCGCAAACTTTAGACCACCTAATCCATTGCTGATTTCTAAGAAGTTCAATGTCTCTACAAAAATCTGTAATTCATACGTATAATTGGCTAAAAATGGTATTGGTTCAACATCTATGTCCATTTCTAACCGGTCAATACGGCTAATATTGAGCGTGCCTGTGGGCTGCTCGACGGAACTGCCGTTTAGAGCAAAACTATACGTATGGATCGGCCACATTTCGCCCTGTGTGGCAAGACCGTAATCACCAAAGGGCATGCCATCGCCCTTTAGAGAGCGGTATGGAACATAGGTCGTAAAATAATCGGCATCAAGCGTGTCAAAGAGCGGTTGCCCATTTGCAGTCAAAAATGTATTACGTAAAATACGGCGCTGAAGACCCTGTACGTTGAGACCACTCGCTCCTATTGGTATAGGTGTTGTGCCTAGCAAATAATACGTTGGATAAGCACCGGCTTGACCATGTGTGATTGCGCCAGACGTATATGGGCCTATGGGTGTGGCTAGAGGCCTTGCTTGACCCTGCGTATTAATCCAGTTCGTTAGGTTCGTGGACTGATTACGACTTTGTATGGCATCACTACGCCTTGCAAAAAATACGATTCGCGTTGAAATATTATGTACATCTAATCGATACGTATTTCTCGATGTTATACCGCTGTAAATGAAATTCTGTACCTGTCTAACATTGTAGCGTATTGATTTATTAGTGAAGACGCGCTGTTCCTCAGGAGTTACAAAGGTATACAGTGCTTCCAACGTCATATTGAGAGGCCAGCCATCGGCAATAGGTGTGGCTCCAGAAATATCAGTTAGGAAATATTTCATGCTGCCACTGATATCTGAGACCGTCTTGTACAAGTTATTGAGTGTATTTGGAAGCGGGCCGTATAAGAATGGGTTCCATACTTGTGTGTACTGGTCTGAAGACATATAGGGAACTGTCCAGATATTAGACCGCAGACGGACACCTGTAGGATCTAACACAGTATACAAATCTCGAATAGGTCGAAGCTTGATTTGTATCTCAGCTTCATGATACTGGAGTGCAACGAGAGGAAGACTATTACTAATATAGTCTGAAAACCAGAGACCTAAAGGCACACGGACAATACGTCCAGGAATACTTGCAGCGTTGTTTTGTATAGGATTTGGAACCTGTGTTGAGCCACGCCAGCCTAGAACATTCGGATACAAATTTCCTGGTGCAGCGTACACCCCATTTGCAGGATCAAAACAGTCTGGAACATCTCCCACAAGGCTACGCCATTTCTGGTAGGATGTATTATCATTGTCTAGAGCCGCACGAGCCGAGATCCAGTCACTATTAAATTCTTGAATTTTTGAACCTCCTATCGTGAATGTAACTGTATCGATGATACGAACACCGATTTGGCGCACCCACGCAAACTCGTATAGTCGGTCTAAGGTAAAGGTCGTATTTCCCTGTTGGTCTTTTTTAGGTTTAAGATAAGCCTTACTAAAAATATCGGGAAGAGTGAACCTTAATACAAGGTCAGATAGCAAATCGCCCTGTCTGGGTATCTTTGCTTTCACAAGGATAGGTGCATCTAGTTGAAGAGCGTCAGGGCCGTCCATGGGAATTTGGAATGGTTCCTGAGAGAAATGGGTATAATGCATAAATGCCTTATAAAAGTTCGTCATTTGTGGATTACCATTTACAAACTGGTTTTCATTGCCGTAGCAAACTAGACTAAGTAAACCGCCAGGCATATCTACTACGATTAATTAAAATACATTTAGCTGTAAACCGTAGAGAATGGATACATCCAGCAATGTTCTGGATACTGCCCCGAAGACGTTTTTAAGCGACTGGCGAGTATGGACTATGGTTGTAATCGTTTTAACTGGTGCAGTTCTGTTCTATATGAATAATACAGCTTGGACCTCGAGCCCATGGTTCTCGGAGCGCTATCAGGAAGGTGTAGGTTTATGGGACTGGTTGCCAAGATGGATACGAAATGACGACTTATCAAACAATATAGTCTCTTTGGAACCAGCACCTTCAGCGCCGCCAGCTGAACCCCAGGTAGAAAGAGAAACCTGGTGCCTAGTCGCCGAAGACTTCGCCGGTCGCTATTGTGTAAAAGTCCCTGGTCCCCAGAGCTGCACACAAGAACGATCTTATTTATCACAAGACCAGTGTACTTTGACGCCTGGAATGCATTTACCTGCTGGACCTGTTAAGAACGGAGGAGTGTCTATGGAAATGCTGAGTACACACGGAACACAGTAAAAGTATCCCGAATAGTAGGGAATGAGTTTGTTTGAACAACTCGGCAATAAGGTCAGTTATCTTATTCATAGTGCGACCTATGATCCTGAAGCTGAGAAGTTTGCGAAAGAGAAAAAGGCTAAAGCTGACGCTGATGCAGCGGCTTTAGCGAAAGCGAAAGCAGATGGAGATGCTGCAGCTGTAGCCGCTGCTCAAAAGAAGAAGGACGATTCTGATTCAGCCGCTAAAGCCGCTGAAGAAAAAGAACGAGAGACCTTTGATATTAGTCGTGCTATCGGACGAGCTCTAGGAACGGTAATGCAAATCGTGTCAATCTTTTTACTCATTATTTTAGGTGTGTATGGAAGCAGTCTTGCTACAAATTTGAATGTGTACCAAGATTGGCCTGTTCGTGTTTTATACGCCATTTATGGCCTTTTCTTTTTCTGGCTAGTCATACCCTATGTATTAGGATACAGATGGTATTGGAAGGGTATTCGGCCAAGATTTTACTCACTAATTCCTTTGGTTCCTTACCATTTTGACAATTACTACGCATCATTATTATTTAGCTGGATGAGTTTCAAGCCCGATGATGTAATTGCGGATTTGAAGGAGTGGAAAAAAGTATAAAATCAAAGTAGTAAATAATGGGTTCTTGTTTTAGTGCACAACAACGTCCGGAACCGACACCTGTTTACCAGCAAAAAGAGGTTTATTATGCACAGCCAGTTACTTATGCACAGCCTGTTATGTACCAGCAGCAGCCTGTTATGTACCAGCAACAGCCTGTTATGTACCAGCAACAGCCTACTATATACCAGCAACAGCCTACTATGTACCAACAACAACCTGTTATGTACCAACAACAACCTGTTATGTACCAGCAACCTGTTTATCAACAACAGCCTATAAGCACTGGAACAGCGATTGTAGGTGGAATGCTTGCCGGAGCAGTTTTACAAGATATACTTGACTAAATTTATGTTCTTTTGTTCTTCTTTGTCTTTCCTGACTTCTCGTCACGGATACGCTTCCTAGTCTTTGCGAGTTTCGCCGATGCACCCGCCGACGTATGTTCAATAGCATATACAGCTTCTTCCAAAGTTCCTGTATAGCCCGGTATAGGAAGTGTAGCAATCTCCGCCTTCTTTGCTTCTTTAAGTTCCTCTTTTAAGTCGAAGTCCTGACGGTCATAGTATTCCTTTGTTTTGGACGCTTCGCAATTCGCTAACTTCTCTCTGAAATAACAGACAAACGTAAGTCGTTGAAACTTGTGCTCTGTGCCCTTTACGCCCGTTTCAGGGTCTCTTGTGCGTATTTCAGGTAAAGTCTTATTGTATTCCTTATCCTCCTTTGTTTCAATAAATGGTGAGTTCGTATGCCATTCGTGTACATCCATAGCTAGGAAATCTCCGCTTCGAACATCAAATCCGACTTCGTAGCGTGGAAACATAGTGATAGCACCATGGTACTTGCCCCATTCAATCACCGTAAGGTTACCGAACCCCTCCTTAAAGTCACCAGCGTCCTGGTGAAGCGCTGTACGAAAATTCATGTTCACAGTCAGTGTAGAGAACGCAGTATCATCAATACGATAAAGAGGTTGCTTCTTTACAGCCGCTAGTTGCTTTGCATAGGCGTCGGGAACAAGTTTCTTAAATTGCTCATCGATTGCCTGAATAAAGGGTAGTCCGTGTAAGTAATTCTTTAGAGCGCCACGAGTATAACTGGTCATGCGGCAGGCGGCATCTAGGAAAGCAGTCGATTCGTAATATCCTACAACGCCGGATGCCACAACATTATTGACACGCATTTTACTGGGTTTACCGTTCTGGATATACCGTGTAGACCATTTATCGGTCTCGACTGGCTTCCGCTTGCTCCAATACTTCCCCTTCATATCAATGGGTCCAGCGGCAGCGCCACGATTACGGCTTGGATTGGATGCAAGACGGAAAGCATCCCAACCGAGCTGTACAGTTTCCTTTGGTATCACCTTCTTTCTAAATTTCGCTAAAAGATATTCTTTTCCATCCTCTTCCAAACGGTAGATATCAGCATCGTAGTCGACAACTGTCTTCACGGCCTTTTCATCGAACCAGGTACCTTCGTATTTTTTAGCAAAGTCGTCTTTCGACAAAATGGGTTTCACCACAATCTTCTTGACGGGCATCCTTACTACTTCTTAACATAATGATTATAGGCATATGTTGCTGTAGCTCCTACGATGACACCGGCTAAAGCGGCTAAAGCCATTGTAGTCCAACTATTCGGCTGCTCATAAAACGTTAGGGTAGACATATTGTGGAGTTTCTTAACTTGTTCTATATACTGTTCCCATGTCAGAACTGGTTTATTCAGCTGTGTATTCACATTATTGTGTACATCGAAGAGCCATTTAATGAGTGCATCACGACTGTTTACATGATTTTCAACAGGATCATCTTTTAAGAATTTACTGTAATGGGCTCTGCAAATCGGGCAAGGGATCACGAATTCTAAGCTTCTGAAGAACTGGACTACTGCCATTTGTTCTTCCTTTGAAGGATTTGGTGTATACCCGAGGGTAACAACATGCATAGTTGTCCAAAACAGCGGTCCCCAGACGGTGGGTGCCATACCAATCATAGGAAACGATTGACTCATCTTTCTGTCTTTTTAAATATGTTTTATTAGGTATCTAAACGTGAAAACTCTAAACTACATAGTTTAGAATACACTATGGAGTGTGTAAATTGTGGCAAGTTAGGACATACTTTCCGGGATTGTAGAGCGCCTATAATGTCATTTGGTATCTGTGCTGTGAAATTTATTGATACTGTTCCTTATTATTTATTAATACAGCGACGTGATAGCTTAGGATATGTAGAATTTTTAAGAGGAAAATACAAACTTGATAACCCTGACTACATTGCGCTTTTATTAAATGGTATGACAGCCGATGAACGACAAAGATTAATTACGAACGGATTTGATAAACTATGGGAAAATTTATGGAATAGTCAAAATACACGTCAGTATCGTAATGAATATGAAACAGCCAAACGTCATTTTGAAACACTACGCACAACAGGTGATATTAAGGGGAAACTTCTTCATTCCTATGTCTTGGGTGCATTAACCGAATGGCCATCACCCGAATGGGGCTTTCCTAAGGGCCGACGTTCTCTAGGTGAAACTGAGCTGGCCTGTGCTATACGAGAATTTTCTGAAGAAACAGGTTTATCAAAAAGTATACTTCACGTCTGTTCCGGTATGGATTCATACGTTGAGCAGTATATCGGTTCGAACGGAATTACTTATAAACAAGTGTATTTCTTAGCTGTTTGTAAAGCGGATATTGAAGCTTCAGTACAAACAAGCAATAAAGTTATGGTTCGAGAAGTTGGAAACATAGGCTGGTTTCAATTCGAAGAAGCTCTAGCACATCTTCGTGTTACAAATGCTGAGAAACGTGCTGTATTAGTAAAGCTAAATTCAGACATAACGTCAGCAGTGGGAAAGGAGAAGGTCTTAACCGCACTCGATTGGGTATCTGTAAAATACTCGCCTTGAATAGAATGGATATCCAACAGTATATCCGTGATACAAACAGGGGATTTAATCCCGTGTTTGTAAAAGATATCTTTGAGAAAAAGACACAAGAACAGTTACTTGCTGATTGGTCGTCCACCATAAATCCTGCTATTGACTACGCAGTACGTGATAGTTTAATAGAAGGAATGCGCAGACAATCGGTTCGTCCTAGTACATGGTTACGAGAACGTGATGTAGGTACTGGTCTCTATCCTGATATCGAAGACCCCGATTTTGCTTCTTTATTATATAAGAAAACAGAATTTGCGTCTCTAGCCTCAGTTCTAGCACCAGAGGAAACCTGTGAACAATCGCGATCTTATTTTGAAACTACACCTGTTCAACGGCTTGTTGCGAGGTTCTTACATCCCAATACTCCTTACAATGGTATCCTGTTGAACCATGGCGTCGGTGTAGGGAAAACATGTAGTGCCGTAACAGTTGCTGAAACGTTTCTTGAATATATGCCTACTCACACAGTCTTTATTATCTGTCCTCAAGCTATCGCAGAAGGATTTCGTAAAACCATTTTTGATGTTAATCGCTTATCGGTCGCTCCAAAGGAACATAAGCGTCTTACTGGCGATCATTGGCGCTCACCCCAATGTACCGGTATGAATTATTTGCGTTTGACAGGCACAGCCGCTGAAGAAAGCCGTGAGACGATTACCAAAGAAGTTGATAAGGTTATTAGACGCCGATATGCAATAATGGGTTATCTAGCGTTCGCAAACTGGGTAAAGCGTAAGTTAGCTGCTGCTGTACCTCCTACAGTCACAGGTCCAGCAAGGGAACGTGAAGAAAATGCTGTACTTCTCCATATGTTCAGTGATCACTTAGTCATAATCGACGAAGCCCATAACTTACGTGACTCTGAGGGGGCCGTGGATGAAACAGACGACGTAGACCCAAGTCTTGTAAACGATGCAGCAGCTGGTAAGGCTTTGACGCCTATTATTAAGAGAATAGTTGGCATTGCTGAAGGATTACGTCTGATGTTAATGACTGCAACGCCGATGTACAATACTGCACCAGAAATTACCTTCCTTTTAGACTTATTACTTCTGAACGACACCAAAGATCCTAAACGCCGTTTGAGTGATGGGATTTTTAAGCGTGATGGAAAACTCGAGAAACCAGACGAGCTTGTAAAGGTTATTAAGCGTTATGTAAGCTTTATGCGTGGCGAAAATCCCAATACATTTCCTCTGCGTCTTACACCACCTGAATCGACTATAGGTACATTTGTAAATGACTATCCTACAAAGAGTGTGTCACGTGCTGAAGGAACAGTTGTGATAACAGAACAAATGAAAAACATTATGAAAGCTCTGCCTCTAGTGATTACACCGGTGCCCTCAGAGACACTCGCGGGTTCTTTACTTCAAACAAAACTAGCTGCGAATGCGTTGACGGCAGCGGAGCGTGACGAAGAAGGATTGGGTGTTAGCAACTTTGTACTTGATGAGATTATGCAGATTGGAAATATCACGTATCCTAATCGTACTTGGGGTAATGTGGGTCTGAACACATTTTTTAAGACGAGCACAACAACAATTAAGGGTACAAAATGCCTACAGTATGCATGGAAAGAGGGGAAACTTGATGACGGTGGGACTGCACCAGCCTTTGACAGCGTCTTTGGAGCTGGACTGGCGAGCCACGCACCAAAGATTGCGCGTATAGTCGAATCGGTTTTAGGGGGGAAGGGTATGAGCTTTATTTACAGTCGATATGTAAAAGCTGGCGCAATTCCTATTGCTCTAGCTCTAGAAGCGCGTGGCTACTGTCGCTGTTTAGCCGATGGTACTCCAGCACCCCTTCTTAAACGGACTGGAGCCATAGCAGTAAAGGGTTACTATGTTTTACTTACAAGCGACCAAGAAGCATCACCAAACTTTAAGGGACTGTTGGACTATGCAACAACCTTTGCGAGTTCCGAAGAGGCCGATGGACGCAAGGTTAAAGTGATTATAGGTAGCACAGTGGCTAGCGAAGGACTGGATTTGAAATGTATACGTCAGCTGCATTTGCTGGACGGATGGTATCACTTGAATCGTATTGAGCAGATTACTGGACGCGGTGTACGTTTTTGCTCGCATACGCTTTTGCCGGTTGAAGAACGAAATTGTTTGGTCTATCTTCATGCAGTGAGTATTCCTGAATATGAAACATCTGACCTATATGCGTACAGGTTGGCGGTTCGTAAGGCTATACCCATTGGCGTAGTAACACGTTTAATGAAGATCAACGCCTGGGATTGCATGTTAAATGCCGACGCGATTACTCTAAAGGGGCTTTCGAAGACACGGTTTATCCGTGACTCGCATGGCAAGGTCACGGAGGAATACGAACTAAAAGACAAACCGTTTACAAGTTTCTGTGATTACGACGGAGAAGATGGTTCCTGTAAGCCTCTTGTTTGTGCCAGTAAACCTTTGGCTTTGGCAGACGTTGGGACCGATAAGAGTACCTATACCGAATTTGATTTCCGTCGCATGTTCCTAGAAAAACAGGCGCTGCTCGCTGGGATTTATAGTACTGAAACAGCAGAGCCTCTAGATAAAATCAAGACGATTGTCTACGGTGATATTCCTTGGAGTATTGGTGCCATTGGTTTACGCGAAGCATTGGGAACTATTCGTATAAGGCGCGAGGACGGTTTGTACGGAACACTTGTTTTGCAAAACGATTATATTGTATTTCAGCCAGATGGTGCAACAGATACAGCAATCCCTATGGCTTTACGGTATGGTCGTGCATATGGACGCCTACCTAGAACGGTGGCACCATCACGTGGGACAGTTATGGCATACGCTGCACCGATAGCTCTTGCAGCCGATGCGCCTGTAGCATCTGTAGCTGCTGCACCTGTTGTTCCCCAAAATGAATTATTCAAACGTGCTATGGATTCGTTACGTTTATGGCGCGCAAGTCTGCAGGAAATTCTTACAAAAGAAACTGGACCTATTACGATGCCTGTAGGGTTTAAGGAGGAAACATTCAATGGTCTTCGTTGGGTTTACCATCACTTCGCCGACTTAGAAGAAACCGTACCTATTGCTCTGAAATGGTGGGCTGATAATGTATGGACGATTGAAGAACGTGCAGCCGTTCTAAGTGAATTTGTTTCAAGAACAGAGATTGTAGGAGAGGAGGCAGAAATAGCAGCACTGTTCCGTCCTGTTGAACTGTTTGAAGGATCGATTAAGGGGTTTTTTGAATATAAGGACGGCGGAGTAAAAGCCCATTGTCTAATCGAAGGCGAAACAGTGCCTTCTGTATGTCCTACAAGTTTCTTATCTACGATTGAAAACCTCATTGGTAGGGCTGTGGACAGGCGAGCGGATACCGATGATGTGTTCGGCATGTTGGTCAACAAAAGCGGAAATAATGTATTTAAAACAGTTGACAAAACGGCAGGTAAGGTACTAAAACTCGAGGGAGCTGAGTGCGCAAACCAGAGTAATTTGAAGAACCATGAAGCACGTATAATGAATGTGCATAAGAAGATTAAGGCTGCATTTGCTGTGGATTCACAAATAGTAAAACTATTAGTTTCGGATGATGCTTCAAACGCAATTGAAGATAATAAGGTACGACAGAGCATTCAGGACGCTTTAAAGAAGTTGTACAATCCAAAAGTCAAGGCTGCTGAACCAGGACTACGGATTACACATATATCACATCTGAGCCTCAAACAAATCTGCCCCTATATGGAGTTTTTGTTGCGATGGATGGATATCCATCGTGTAGGTGGAAAACGCTGGTTCTTATCCTTGGTTGATGCCGTACGGGCGGGTGCAAAGATGGGCGAATAGGTTGCGTCCTGAACATAAAAAATGAATACTTACTATTTTAGCAAGATAAGTGTAAAGATGTTTCACACCGTATATCTGGATGAACGTGTAAGCATGAGCCCAACTGAAGTGAATATGATACGCTCGGTTGATGCTACGAAAGATATTTTATCTACCAAGCTTCGTGAGAAGTACGAAGGGAAGTGTAATGCGAACGGTCATGTTCGCCCCGGTTCCGTAGAGCTGCTTGCAAGAAGTATGGGTGTAGCCGAGAATGGGCAGTTTACTGGCCATTACCTCTTTGACTGTAAGGTCAAGTGCAGTGTCTTATATCCTACGGCTGGAACAGTAATTGACGCTCTAGTTCTGAAGGTTAACAAGATGGGAGCTTATGCTGTCTTTGAAGAGGCTATTCGTGTACTTTTGCCGCGTGATACCCATATTGGAAGCGCAGAGTTTGATGCAATTAAGGAGGGTACTACGATCAAGGTCCGCATCGACCGCAGCCGGTTTCAGACAAACGATGCTTTCATTATGGCCGTTGGTTCCCTGGTTACTGAGGCTGCCGAGGTAGCTCCTAACGCTCTGCCCGCTAACGCTCCGCGGTTGGAAACACCGGCCTAAAGAGTTGCGTTGAATAGAACTATGTCTACACCCGGTAAGTTATTACCAGAAGAATACGAACGTCGAAGGATTTTACATGACTCGCTAAAAGGTCTTACAAAGGCCGAATACGTAGAGGTTTTACGTCTTTTGAATAAACATGAAGAACCGTTTTCTGAAAATTTAAACGGTGTCTTTTTTAATGTATGCAATATATCACAAGCGACATTTGATTCACTAGAACTATTTTTGCGCTTTACTCAGTCCAATCGTCGTGATTTAGCTGATAGGGAGCGGTTCTTAAGCACTCTAGTCATCTCACAAGATCTAGTTCCTAAATAGAATGAGCATTGATTTGCGTCCTTATGGTTTGGATTGGTCTATAGATCCATCCAAACCCGGTGCTTTGATACCTATTAAACCAAGGGTATCACAAGTAAAAGAAATTGGTCAAACTGTCACGTTCACAAATGTGGATGGAACTATCAAGTCATATCCATTAGGAAAGCTTCTAGGCGAAGGCTCATTTGGCAAGACATATCTAGTTAATGGAGACATGGTAATAAAGAAGATAGAAGTACAAGGAGAACGAAATGAATTACAACAAGCTATACTTGAATTTATCATTCAATTACTTTGTATGAAAGAAACAGAATCTGAATCCTATACACATGATACTATAACCTTTACTGGGCCCTTTGTGCCTAAAGTTTACTTATTTGGTATGGACACGAGACATTTCTATATTGTTTCAGAAAAAATGGATATGACATTTGAACAATTATTAGAAGGTGTTACAGATAACGTGGTGTTAAAAGAACTAGTTATGCAGATTGCAAAAATTTTAGATGTTTTACAAAAAAAAGATTACTTCAGTCATCGTGACTTCAAAGGTGATAATATAATGGTGAAATTAAGTAAGGATGGACCTCAAGTAAAACTGATAGACTTCGGATTTTCCTGTATGAAATACCAGAATTTAGTTCTGAATTCTAATCCTGTCCCTAATTTGCTGTATGGCCCCTGCTACAATAAATCGCGTGATTTGAGTTCGATCTTTTATTATCTTTTGAAATACAGTTATTTGAATAAATATTCAAGTAGAGAATGTCCTATGCGTCATGTTATTGAAACATTGTTGCTAACAAAACCTGTGCCAAAAGAATGGCAAGAGCAGTATCCTCATTATAATCACAGAGTAGACACTAACCCAAATTTATATCCTGAAAATATTTACGAATTATTCAAGACCATGAAGGTCGAAAAAAAAGAATGTGGTACGATCGACCCGTCTTGGTCAAAATTTATTAAAGTCATTAATCCTAACGTATTAAACCATTTAAAACCTAATGAAATACTGAGCTTAGATGGTGCAGCTGTTTTGAATAGTGAATCATTACTTTCTCTTGAACAAGTCAAGGCTATTCGCTCGGCGAAGATGAAGAACCGTGGATTTACACAGTTTGCTCCGCAACGTCGAATTGCTACACCAATGGACGTTAACAAACCAAACTCATCTCTAATGATTGTTAATAGCAGAAGAAGGAAAGCAAGGAAGACAAGAAAAAACAAAACCCTACGTAAATGAACATACCATTCTTATTACTTGATATAACCATATTATTTATATCAAGTTATGTAATCACTTGGTTTTTTGCAGTTTATCTGCATTTAAATCCGCTCGAATTATTTATGATTTTTGCTGGGCTTAACTTTTTTAACTCTGTACTGCAAACGTATTTAATACCCTTCCGGTATGTTAACGAAGCACGCAAAGAACTCAGTTCTGTTCAGATATTTGGGTTTGCTATCTTTGGACTACTTACAGGTGTTACAAATCTAGGTATCTTAGCCTATCGGTTTGGGTTACCCGTAGCATTACTTATTGGAGCTGGTGGATTCTTTGTTGGTCCAATTGTATATGCTGCTTTATGGGCGGCTCTTAAGGAAAAAGTTGAGTATACTGATGGGTCTAAATCTGATAAGAAGATATCTACATAAATGGTTAATTGGACTACCTTATGTGCAGCAATTGCAAAGAATACGGAACGCGGATTTCATGTACATGAGCTTTTGTCTGAAGAAGGGGTTATTGAAAAGTTTAGGTTGCCAGCGCCTGGTCCTGTATTAAAGGAAACACCACCTATTCCTCCAAAGAATGATTTCGAAGACGATGACGAACTTCCGCCCCCTCCACCTCCTACAAAATCAATCGGTGTGGTTATGCCGTTGGTCTCTGATCCTGTGCCTATTGATGGGCGACGGGATAACCCGTTTGGGACAATGCTTTCGGTGCCTATGGCGGCAACCAAAGAAAAACCAAAGGCCCTCCCCCGTTTGACAAAGCAGGCAGTCGACCCTATTGTTGTAGGTATTGAACTAGTGGAACCATTATACATTGGTGCGCCGTTTAATAATAAGCATGCTATGGAAGTTGCGGCAGCGTTAGCTATCGAAGCGCAGATGAATGATCTCTATAAGACCGAAGGGGGTCGTAGTCGTGGATGGACAAAGTCTGGCTTAGATATCTGGATAAAGCCACGGTGTGCATCTGGCGGAAATCTCAAGGAACTTGACCGCGCGAAGGTTGGCTTTGCGTGGCAGCTACTGATGGACGATAAGGCAATGTCTTCCTTCTTAGACTTTGTTTGCGTAGCAAAGCGTATTCGTGTAGCGGTTTGGTTCGAAGAAACAAAGACAGTGTTGGTGTATCCTGCAGCTGATTTAAGTACAGCTCTAGATAATGAGTTTCCTTTGTACAATGTTGCAGCTTCAGGACATCTGATGATGGGGCCTAGAGACGGTAAGGAACTGTATGCTATTTGCTTAGCGAACAAATATACAGCGTTGCCACCTATTTCAGTAATGTCCTCTTTGAGTGGTCTGAAAATAGATGAACTTGAGAATGTCGGTAAAGCGCTCGGTATGTCATCTGTAGAGGGTAAAAAGGTTGAACGGGTTGCAGCTATTGCGGCCTACAAGTTACAAAAGCGCCTAGGAGTTTAGAAAAAATTGAAATATCCAGATCTTTCAAAAAGGATATTAGGGTTATTTCTTCCTTTTCCTTTCCAAAATGTCTGCTCTTTCCGTTGATACCTCTTCCTCTGGCCCTGTTGTGGCCGCCATGGAGCCGCGCATGATTACCGCCGAGGAGATCCTCGCCGAGCGTAAGGCGCTTCTTGCATCGGACCAGTACTGGCCCCATGACTACGACAGCCGGTGTGGTGTCTGGGTGTCCTGCGACTGCCCTAAGTGTCGTGACTACTATGACCCTACGGGCGAAGAGTCAGCTAAGTATCTGAACATGGAGTTCCCTAGCTGGTTTGACGGCCAGTCCGAGCGTCCCTCCTTCTTTGCCTTCTCGCCTTTGGCTCACCAGTCTTACTTCGCTCAGATTGAGGAAGGCTTTTACATTGGCAATGCTAAGAAGGCTGCAGTACTTGATGATGTCTGTCTAGTTCTAACACCGCCGCTGCCTCTACGTCCTAAGCGTATTCTCTATGTCGGCAAGTCGGCTTGGGACGAGTTCATCTTGTCTGATGACAAGACGTCCTGGAACCGCCGTACGTACGAGAAGGGCCGCTTGGTTTGGTATGCGGCAGGCACCAATCCAGCGATCCCCTTTGCGGACCTGCCCTCTAAGCTAAAGGAGCTTTATGGCTAAAAACTGAATTACTATGACTTACTTATTTATTTTTTAATGTCCGAGGAGCGTATGCTAAAACAGTCCGAGTTTATCCTGAGTAAGATTCCAAAGAGTAAGTTATTTGATAAATACGGATTAACTCTTGTAGATTCGAACAAAGTGATTATTACTTCTTTAATGGGTGAGCTTCGCAATATTATTCTGGCTTTCTTCAAAGGCGGTATGTATTCTGTTAAAAAATGCGAACACTGTGGTACAACTGAATCGACCCAGTACGAACGTGCACATGATAAAGGTAAATCTCGCGGCGATGTAGCTCTTTTAGCTCTACATCGCATACGACCCGATGAAACTAAGCCTATACTGCAGAAAGACTTTATGAAGGCTTTTGTATATGAACATGCAACTATACCTTTATGGATATTGTGTAAACAATGTCACATAAAATACGATAAGGCAGATTAGAGAAAAACTGATACGTTTTTTGTTTGTTAGGAAAACTCTCAGCCTAAATAGAAGATGTCCCTCGAGCTCAAATCTGCAGAAGTTGCAGCTATTGACTCGTTATGGAAAGCATGGTCTACCAGTACTGATAGCGAATTAGAAGCAACTTTCAGGAAGCTGGACTATACAAACTTTCTAAACATAGTTAAGTACCTTCGCTCTCTGGGACTTACCGAATCGCCTCAGCCGCCCAAACTCAATATTCTGACCGCCTCAGGTCTACGGTTTAGTCTTGTAGGCTCCGGTGTTATCGAACAATACTGCAATGATAATACACTCAAGGGTAAGCCATTTCACGTTATTCTGAAGGAGAAGAAGGCCGCTGGCCCTGGTGGGTCTTCCGAAGCGGAACTCAAGGACTATGATGTCCGCATTAAAGTGCGCCGAGAAATCACTTTACCTGTGACAGACCAGCGCGTAGCAGAAGCACTCGGTAAATGGGCTATGCTGCCCAAGGCATTTCGTTATATCCAACGCTATAGCTTCACATCCTTGCATCACAAGGGTATTCAGTTTGATGCCTCCTTCGTACATGAGAATAAGAAGGACCGTCGTGGCAATTATGTACAGAGCACGACCTTTCTGGGAGCAGCAATTAACAAGCAACCCGTCCACTACGAGATGGAGGTTGAAGCTCTTACTGGTGCGTCACAGAAGTCACTTATGGTCGGCATTGCTCTGGTCCTCCGTGGCCTCCAGAAGTCCTATGTCCTTGTGCGCGAAACAGTAAAACAGTCCGTTGTCGAACTTTTGAAGACCCAGACAGGTGCAGGTAAGGATAAGTTTCCCGGTTCGCAACCTGTTACTCTCAATAAGAAACATATAGGTATTGAAAGCGACGCAGATACACCTAATCTACGTGCAGATGACTACAATGTGACAGATAAGGCCGATGGTCTACGTTGCCTCATGGTGGTTGCTAAGAATGGTCGCATTTACCTCGTGGACCGTAATCTGAATGTCTATGGCACAGACCGTCGTCTAGATGACCTACTTACGATTGAATGGGCAGGGGCTGTACTGGACGGTGAATGGGTTACACAAGACGCTGCTGGTGCGCCTGTATGCCGTTACTATGCGTTTGATATCTTTAACGGTCGGCGTGGTGAGGACGTGAGCGGCCGCCCGTTCCTCGTTCGTAGTGAAGTTGCAGTTAGCCGTCTAGCTGCAATGACAGAAACGATAGCGGTGCTGAATAACTCTGGTCATACTGTGGCAGATATTCCTTTGAAACACAGTCTGTCTATCTTTATGAAGTCCTTCCATACACCACTCGATACATCGGACCCTACAGGGATCTTTAAGGTGGCAGCTGATGTTCTGGACCGTCTGGCAAAGAACCCACCGTATCACACAGATGGTCTTATCTTCACACCAAATGCTGCGCCTCTCGCTAAGAACGTCAATACCTGGAAGCAGCAATTTAAATGGAAGCCAGCAACGATGAACTCTGTTGATTTCCTTGTCGTTGTGGAGAAGGAACGAGGTCTGGAAGGTAAGCCTACTGGTGTTGATCTTATTAGTACAAAGCTGAGAGAAGATACCAACCAAATTGTGCGCTTCAAGACTCTTAGACTCTTTGTGGGCTCCTCCGCAGATCCTGCGTTCGTAGATCCTCGTGCTACGGTACTTGAAAAGAAGCCTTACCCTGCCGGTATGGACCGTGCTGGTGGCGACTACCGCCCAGTTGAATTTGCGCCGCAACCACCAGATCCTATGGCGGCAATTTGCTATATTGCTATTAATGCAGGTGCTACTGACGCAGCCGGTGCTGCGCCAGGAGCACAGGCTTTGGATGCCCTAGACGATAGCATTTACACCGAGGAAACACACGATAGTATCCAGAACCGTAGTATCGTAGAGATGGTCTACGACCCTCTGAAACCTGCAGGATGGCGCTGGAAGCCTCTACGTGTTCGTTGGGATAAGACAGAGCAGTTTCAGCGTGGTATCATTGGTGGTACAGTCAATAGCGAACTAGTGGCGAACGATGTTTGGAATAGCATTCACGATCCCATCACGGAACTGATGATACGCACGGGAGCGGAGTCAGAAGTTTTGGCAGATGCGACGGCAGGGGCAGCTGCTGGTGCAAATGCGTATTACCAGCGTCGTGCATCACAGCGTGATATGTACAAGATCCGTGGACTTACCCAGTTCCACAACACCTATATCAAGGAAGATTTGCTACTTTCTCGTGTACTTACAGCGGGGTCAGCAGTAGCAGACTTATCTGTAGGCCAGGCTGGTGATATTCACAAGTGGCTACGGTCTCGCGTTGGATTTGTTATGGGCACGGATATTGCGCTCTCAGGATTAATAGATAACAAGAATGGCGCATACCGTCGTTATCTTGACCAGATGATCCAGCGTAAGGGAAATGTACCACCTATGGTCTTTATCCAGGCCGACAGCGGTCTACGGTTGAGCGATGGGTCTGCCGGCCAGACAGTAGTAGATCGTACAATTCTCCGTACTCTCTGGGGTGAGCACATTCCTGACGCACCGGCTCTCGTAGCAGATCTACGTGGCGTGGCTGCTCGTGGTTTTGATGTTGCAACGCTCATGTTTAGTCTTCATTACTTCTTTAAGGACTTGACGACCGTTGAAGGACTATTTCGTAATCTATCTGAGACGGTTAAGGTGGGTGGATATTTCGTAGGCTGCTGCTTCGACGGTCATACGGTTGCTGGTCTTCTCCGTGATACTCCTTTGGATGGAGTAAAGCGCGGCACTGAAGATGCCACTGACTTGTGGACGATTACGAAAAAGTACGAAGGTAACGATCTACCGGATAATGAGACAGGTTTAGGAAAGGCGATTGATGTAGGCTTTATCAGCATCGGTGAAGCGTATACTGAATATCTTGTTTCGTTCCCTTACCTACAGAGCCGTTTAAGTGAATTTGGATTTGAGCTTCTGAATACGGAGGAACAAGCAGGCCTAGGACTACTGCAGAGCACCAATATGTTTAAGGACTCGTTTGACATGGCGGCTGCATCAGGGCGTACATTCCCTATGTCATCTACAGTCAAGCAATTTAGTTTCCTTAACCGCTGGTTTATCTTCCGTCGTCGTTCTACTGGACGTTCGGCTATAGCACCGTCTGAAGCGGCTGCATCGGTCCTACCAGTTATAGTACCGTTGGCAGCTCCTGTAGAAGCTCCTCCTCAGATTGAGCTCCAAGAAGATATTGTACCACCCGCTGAGGGAGATATTGACACAGGTCTAGTCGTTGCGAACGGACCGGCTTACCAGTTCTACCACAAGTCAGCGGCAAAGGACGAATTAAAGATTGGCGATAAGAATTGGAAGCGGTATCTGAGCACTTTTGCGCCATTCACGTTTAAGGATCCAGCCAATCCTGCAATCACCTATTCATGTCTTGAAGCGGCCCTAGGCGCTGCAAAGTTTGCTGTAGCGTCCAACAAGCCTGAATTAGGTCCGCAGATCTTCTCTGAAGCGGGCTCTATTCACCAGAAGATTGAGGCCAGGAAGCGTGAACTTACTGGTGGCATACGTGCGCTCTCTGCTGAAGAAACTGCTATGTTTATGGAAGAGGAGGGTAACGCATACAAGGATGCGCTAAAGACAGCAGCGGTACGGAAGGTAGGTGCGACGATCAATGAAGAGACATGGGAGACTACAGTGGACCGTCTTGTCAGCGAATTTGTACGTCAGCGGTTCGAGGGCGATAAGCACTTTAAGGAGATACTTGAAGCGGTATCTTCTGTGCGTGGCCGCCTTGTGTACTACACAGCGGGTGGTAGTTCGGTTCTAAGTGGAGCCGTAAGGCCTGATGGTACAATTGAAGGAAAAAATGCATATGGTCGTGCTCTGATGAGGATTGTAGGGTTGCGTATGGACTAATTGATCCTATTTACCATATAGTGAACAGCCTGAGAAAGTAGTGACACCCACACTAGCCCAGATCCTGACTTATAATAAGCACAATACATAAAAGCAGGTACAAACAAAGCATAATACGGCCAGTTTGTCTTCAAGGTTTTTGTTGGCGCAAGCACAACTACAGGCGTGATCGGCTCTAGTTCCTTGAAATGCATTATCCGAGGATGCTGTTCAACATTCTTAGTAAATTCCTTCACCAGCGGAAGCACAATAGGGGTAAGACCCTGGGTCTTCATCATAGAACGCGTAAGAACCATTGTATATGAGTTTACACGTTCTAAAGGTTTTGTATGCTTCATTTTTTTGGGACAAATTTTATCACGTACAACGTCTGGATTGCTCTGTCTGGTTTGAAAAAATTGAAACATCCAGACGTCCATTGTCAAGTTGTCAGTTCAAAGCAAATAACACTTTGAACTACTGAAACGATTTCCTTCCTTTCTTTCCTTTCCTTTCATCCTCTCTTGAGAATGTCTTCCGTTATCGCCCCTATCGTCGTGAAGCGCGCCGGCCGCAAGCCCGGCGCCATGACGGCCGAGGCCAAGATCACTATGCTGATGAAGCGTGCCGCTACGCTGGCGGCTAAGGCCCCTAAGGTCGAGGTGCCCGTCGAGCCTAAGGTCAAGGCCGAGGCTGCGCCTAAGGACCGTAAGAAGCGCGCCCCCCTCAGCGATGAGGCCAAGAAGATCATGGCCGCTAAGCGTGCGGCTACACTGGCCGCTAAGGCCGCTAAGGCTGCCTCGGATGTCGAGACCGAGAAGGCTGAGCCCCCCGCTAACAACGAGGAGCCCATGGCCGAGAAGGCTGAGCCCCCCGCTAACAACGAGGAGGCGAAGGCCGAGCCCAAGAAGGAGCGCAAGCAGCGCGCCCCTATGACGGACGAGGCCAAGGCCGCTATGGCGGCTAAGCGCGCCGCTACGGTCGCTGCTAAGAAGGCAGCTGAGCAGCCTCTCCCTCCGTCTCCTGCTGACGAGGAGGCTGCAGCGTCCGTTACGCCCAAGGTACAGTTCGCTGAGGTGCTCGAGGCTCCGCCTGCACCCCAGAAGGCCGAGGCACCTATCTTCGTGGACGAGGTTGTCCCTGAGGCGACGATTGCCCGCACTCTCAACTTCGATGCTGCCTTGCCACCTCGCCCCAAGGGCCCTAAGCCGTCTAAGAAGGCAAAGGAGAAGGTCGCTAAGGTGGACGAGAGTTCTGCAGACGAGAGCTCTGGCACTGACGCGGGCAAGAAGCGCAAGCAGCGTGCGCCTATGACGGCCGAGGCGAAGGCTGCAATGGCTGCTAAGCGGGCAGCTACGATTGCGGCGAAGAAGGCTGCTCAGGCCTAGACCCAAAGATGAAAAACCACAAAAAACAAAAAACAAAATACAAAAAGTTTTTCATTCTGTGCCCGTCTGGATTTGTCCTTGATAATTGAA